CAGTGTGAATTGGTTAAAATCATTACGAAAGTAATTGAAACTCTCCTTAAATCCTTCCACCTTTTGGTGGATTTAATGAGGGTAATCTTACTCTCCATTCTTTACATTCACAGTCAAAATGTCTCTAACATTTGAAACAACTCATGAATACTACATTCGTGACGCTGACATATACTATTGCACTGAACATGAAGCACTAATTGTGACTCGTGATCACGAAGATAGACTGCTAATTAACGGAATAGATAAGGAAACTATGTTATCCTT